CAATTATGCTCCGGCTTTGTGTGTGGGTTTTACTTGCGCCGAAGGCGCTGCCACCACCGGAAGCCCAATTTACATGTCCTACACCTCGATGCTTCGGTACAAGGACGCCTAACTGGTTGGTTTAGGTCACTAACCCTAACCCTAACCCTAACCCTAACCCTAACCCTAACCCTAACCCTAACCCGCACGCGGTGCAGCCCGCGGTATTGCGGCGTTTGTGTGGCGAGGGCCTGTGCTAAACCCCCGAAGCCCCCCGCAGGGGCCCCCCGGGAAGGCCGCCGGAGGCTTCATAAAAAACTAAAAAATCACATGTCGACCACCGACATTTTTTTTCCATGTGCTATGTCAACACGACCATGACGTCCGTACAGTGCGCCACCTGGGATTGGACTTTGCCAAAATCCGAAGAATTCTCGGAGGTTAGGGACAAACTTCGCCAAATCTTTAAGAAATGGGTTTGTCAAGAAGAGCGAGGCGACACCGGCTACGAGCATTTCCAAGGACGGGGTTCCTTATTTAAGAAGAGGCGCTTAGCCGAATTGAAGCCATTGCTGCAGTCCGTAGGTCTAGATAGTATGCACCTGACCCCCACGGTCAGTGCGAACCAAAAAGGGGAACCGTTCTACATGACCAAAGCCGATACCCGGGTGGCCGGACCGTGGTCCGATAGGGACGAGGAGGATAAATATGTTCCTCGTCAATATAGAGGTTTGCTGGAGCGGTTGTATCCGTATCAGCAGGCCATTTACGACTCCGCACAGTCGTTTGACTCACGTACCATCAATCTCATCTATTGTCCCCAAGGCGGCAAGGGTAAATCTACTATTGCCGCTCTTTGCTGCTTGCATGCCAAGGGCTTGCGAATTCCCGCAGTAAATGACGCAGAGAAGCTTCTAGCGAGCGTTTGCGACATCCTCACAGCGAAACAGGAGCGACAACCCGGGGTAGTCTTTGTCGACTTGCCCCGGGCTATGGACAAGAAGAGGTTGGGTGGAATCTATTCCGCTATTGAAGAAATTAAGAACGGTTGTGTGTACGATCTTCGCTACTCATACAAGGAGTGGTGGTTCGATTCGCCTGCTGTATGGGTGTTTTCGAACCAGGAGCCCGATTTAGGGCTATTGTCAAGAGATAGGTGGAAGATATTCCGCATTAATGATGATATGCACCTTGAGCCAATTGATCCAGTTGGTTAAGGTAAATACTATAGGGATTTCCAGTGTTACAGCGTAGCGCCGAAATCCCGATTTTTTTTTATGTGGGTTATGGGTAACAATGGTTCGCCATTACAACAAGCCACGACATGCTCGAGCCTCTACTACGGGGTATCGAGCTATGCAGAAAAAGTCTCGCAGTGCTAAAGTTGCTGCTGCTCGCCTTAAGCTCACGAAGCCCATGCGAGTGCTCGTCGACCGGCGTGTCGACCGCAAACTCGAGACGAAAGTCGCATATTACCATGCGGACGTTAATGAAATTAAGTCCAAAATCGATTATACCTCGGTTCTTCGAATTTTGCCACAGATTCACCAAGCGGGTCAACCCGGCCACGAGGCAGTCGACCGGGACTCCCGGGTCGGCTCGCAGATCGTCGCACAGTCATTCATTGTGAAGGGCTGGCTTAACTGTACTTACGAGGCCATTGAACCTACTTGGTCCACTACGTTGGCACGGATGTTTTGCGTATCCGACAAGCAAGTGAAAACTTGGAATACGCTCTCCGGAGGAGCCTTCGATTTTACTACCGAACTCCTACGGGCCGGGGCGGAAGCATACCCCTATGACGGCACCAATGAGCATCAGCTTATGCCCGTTAATCACGACCGTATCACAACGCATTATGAGCGCCAATTCAATTTCACCAGTGATCAAGCGATCACTTCCGGGTTTACGGGCGCCCTGCGTGCGAAAACCATATACTTTACGATTAAGTTAAAGGTGAAGAATAAGGTGCTCCGCTTTGCCGAACCTACCGAAGCGTACCCGAGCAATTATGCTCCGGCTTTGTGTGTGGGTTTTACTTGCGCCGAAGGCGCTGCCACCACCGGAAGCCCAATTTACATGTCCTACACCTCGATGCTTCGGTA